GCCCACGAAACGGGAGACCCTGGACACCAACACGGCCGCCCTGGACGCCCGGGAGCAGGAACGGCGGAGACTCTCCCGGCAGAGGGGATATTCGAGCACCATGCTCACCGGCCCGGCAGGAGTCCAGGCTCCGACCTCGACCACCCCCGGCAAGACCCTCCTGGGACAGTAGCATGCAGGACCTCGCCAGACTGAGGGAGGACCTCGCCGTCCGCTGGCAGGGGCTGAAGGACGAGCGGTCCCCCTGGCTCACCACCTGGCGGGACATTTCGGACTACATCTGCCCCGACCGGGGACGGTTCGGATCACCGAGCGACACCAACGACGGACAGCGCAACGACAGCCTGATCATCGACGACAGCGCCCGGCTGGCCCACAGGAATTTCGCATCGGGCATGCGCAGCGGCCTGACCAACCCCGCCCACCCATGGTTCAAACTGGTGACGCCGGGGGATCCCGAGAAGAGCGACTTTCCGGAACTGAGGGCATGGCTCGACCACGTGCGCACCGTCCTGATGAGGATCTTCGCCAAGAGCAACGCCTATTCCGCATTCCAGGCGACCTATTCCGAGTGCGGGGCCTTCGGCACCCACGCCTTCCTGATCGAGCCTGACTTCGAGACGGTGATCCGGGTGCGCCCCTTCACCATCGGGGAATTCGTCCTGGGCACGGACGGGAAGAATCACGTCTCCGTCCTGGGCAGGGAGTTTTCCATGACGGCCCTGCAGATGGTGACGGAATACGGTCTGGACAACGTATCGGAAAGCGTGAAGGACGCCTACCGGCAGGGGAACAGCCGCCAGCGGTTCGACCTGGTGCAGATGATTCTGCCCAACGAGTGGCGGGAGCAGGGAAAGGCCACCAGCAAAAACCTGCCCTTCCTGTCCGTCCACTGGGACCCGGGCGACAGGGCAGGGCGTTTCCTCCGGACGAGCGGCTACAAGTACTTCCCGGCCATCACGCCCCGGTGGTCCGTGGTGAGCGACGACGTGTACAGCAAGGGCAGCCCCGGGTGGTTCGCCCTGGGCAACGCCAAGATGATCCAGCAGCTGCAGACGGACTGCCTGACGGCCATCCAGAAGGTGATCGACCCGCCGCTGCAGGCCCCGGCGAGCCTGATGCAGCAGTACGGCCTGAGCACGGTGCCGGGGGGCATCAACTACGTCCCCGGCACGAACCAGGCGGGTATCCGGAGCATCTACGACGGCCGGCCGGACATCGAGGCCATCGAGGCGAAGATCCAGCGGATCATCGGCCATGTTAATAAGGTATTAATACGTGGAGCGGGCCTTTTTCTCCGACCTGTTCCTTATGCTCTCCAATCTCGACCGGAACCAGATGACGGCCACGGAAGTGGCGGAGCGGCATGAGGAGAAACTCCTCATGCTGGGACCCGTCCTCGAGCAGCTCTACAACGAAATGCTCGACCCGGTGATCGACCAGACGTTTTCCCGGGCGCTGGACGCGGGGATCCTGCCGCCGCCTCCCCCGGACCTCCAGGGCGAAGAGATCAAGGCGGAGTACGTCTCGGTGCTCGCCCAGGCGCAGCGGATGGTGGGGACGGCAGCCATCGAGCAGACCATGGCCTTCGCGGGGAATCTCCTGGCGGCGTTTCCGGAGGTGCGCCACAAGATTGACGCCATGGCGGCGCTCCAGAAGTACGGCACGTACGTGGGCGTTCCGGCGGACATCCTGCGGCCCACCGAGGAGGCTCTGGCCCGCCTCGAGCAGGAAGCGCAGCAGATCCAGGCGCAGCAGGCTCTGGAGCAGGTGCAGTCCGGGGCGCAGAGCGCGAGGCTCCTGGCCGACACGCCGGTGGGACAGAGCACGGCCATGGACATGCTCCTGGGCGGGTTGACGGGGAACGCTCCATGACGGACGAGGAACGGCTCCGGAGGCGGCGCGAACTTGAGAAGGACGACCTGAAGAAGATTCTCGGAACCCCCGAGGGTCTTCGTTTTTTATGGCGGCTGCTGGAAATCGCCGGCATCTACAGGACCACGTTCACCGGGAACAGCACGTCGTTCTACAACGAAGGGCGGCGGGCCGTGGGGCTGGAGATAAAGGCCGACCTCATGGACGTGGATCCGGACCACGAGGGCAGGATGGCTCGGGAGTTCCTGCGCTGGATGACGAACAACGACTTGATTCCCAAAGGAGGCAATCGGAAATGACGGAGCAGACACCAGCACCCGGTCAGGCAGACACCGTACCCGGGGGGCAGGAGAAGGCCGGGGGAACACCCCAGGCCGCGAGCACGGCACCCGAACAGGCGAAGAGCCTGCTCGGCGGCGGAGGACAGGCGGCTCAGGAGCCCGCAGCCGAACCCGAAAATACCGGTGACGGCGGGCAGGACAAGGCGAAGCAGCCGGAGGAGGGGATCCCGGAGAAGTACGAGTTCCAGCTCCCGGACGGCATGCAGCCCGACGAGGCGCTCATTGCCGAATTCACGCCCCTGGCGAAGGAGCTGAAGCTCACCTCGGCGCAGGCCCAGAAGTTTGCCGACATCTACGCGAAGAAAATCAGCGAAATGAGCGCCCGGCAGACCGAAGCGGCCATGAAGTTCATAGAACAGGACACGCAGACGGTGAAGGCCGACCCCCAGTACGGCGGGGCGAAACTCGCCGAGAACATGGCCCACGCGGAGAGGTTCCTGAAGGCCGCGGACCCTGAGGGGAAATTCGTGAAGCATCTGAACGAACGGCAATTCATCTCCCTGAACGATCCGGAGCTGATCCGCATTTTCATCGCCGCCGGAAAGCTGATCGGCGAGGACCAGACGCCCGGAGGAAGGGCATCGTTCGGCCAGAAAAGCCCGGCCGAGGTGCTCTATCCCTCCATGGGCAAATAATCTATCGAGGAGGCAATCATGAGCACAATCGGATACGAGAACCCCACCCTGATGGACGTGGCCCGCAGGAGCGATCCTGACGGGAAGATCTCCACCATCGTCGAGCTGCTCAGCGAGACCAACGACATCCTGAAATACATGACCGCCGTGGAGTGCAATAACGGCACGTCCCACAAGACAACGGTGCGGACCGGGCTGCCCAGCGCCACCTGGAGGCTGTTGAACTACGGCGTCCAGCCCAGCAAATCGCGGACCAAACAGGTCAGCGACGCGTGCGGCATGCTGGAGGCCTACGCCGAGGTGGACAAGGCGCTTGCCGACCTGAACGGCAACACGGCAGCGTTCCGCCTCTCCGAGGACCGGGCGTTCCTGGAGGCCATGAACCAGGAGATGGCCACCACCCTGTTCTACGGCAACACAACCCTGGAGCCGGAGAAGTTCAACGGACTGGCGCTCCGGTACAACGCATACCAGACGGCCGACGAGAAGCTGTCCACCTACAACGTGGTGAACGGCACAGGCTCCGGCGACGACAACACCAGCATCTGGCTGATCGTCTGGGGCCCGAACACGGTCCACGGCCTGTACCCCAAGGGGCTTCCCGCCGGGCTCAGCCACCGTGACCTGGGCGAGGTGACCCTGGAGGACGCCCAGGGCGGCAGGTACCAGGGATACAGGACCCACTACAAGTGGGACCTGGGCCTGACCGTGAGGGACTGGCACTACGCCGTCCGGATCGCCAACGTGGACGTGAGCGAGCTCTCGGGAGCCACGGCACAGAAGGCGCTCATCAACTACATGATCGAGGCGGAGGAGCGCATCCCCAACCTGGGTATGGGCCGGGCCTGCTGGTGCATGAACCGGAGGGTCCACACGGCGCTGCGCAAGGGCATCCTGGAAAAGATCGCCTACAACCTCACCTGGGAGAGCGTGGCCGGAAAGCGCGTCATGACCTTCGACAACATCCCGGTGGCGGTCTGCGACGCTCTCGTCAACGACGAAGACCTCGTCGCCTCGGCCTGAGCCTGACGAAGACAGGAGGATAACAGCATGATTCTCGACAAGGAACTGGTATTTTCTGACGCCCAGGACGAGACCACGGTAGCCGCCCACGCGTCGGACAACATTATCGACCTGACCACGGCCGGAGACGCTCTCGACTCCCTGTGGCTCGTGGTGGCCGTCCAGACCACCGTCACCTCCGAAGGAAACGCCACGGTGACCTTCGCCCTGCAGACGGACAGCGACAGCGCCTTCGGGACCGCCGAGACGCTGCTCGCGACAGCCGCCATCGGAAAGGCGAGCCTCACGGCAGGCACCCAGGTGATCCGGGCGCGGATCCCCATGGGGTGCAAGCGGTACCTCCGGGTGCTCTACACCATCGGCACGGCCGTCCTGACCGCAGGGAAATTCGACGCCTACCTCGTCAGCGGCATCGACAAGTTGAGCTGATCCCATGCTCTGCCGGTGCATAAGGAACTGCTACCGGCGCGGACGATACTGGAAGGAGGGGCAGGAGCACGAGTTCGATTCCTGCCCGCCGTCCTTCCAGCCTGTGCCGGCAGCGGCAGCGGAAACGAGCGTTGAGGTTCCGCCGCCCCGGGAGGCCATCCTTCCCATGGAAACAGAAGCGGAGGACCTCCCGGGAGGGAACGGCGTTCCGCCCTTTCCTCCGGAAGAGTGGACGGAACCGGAACAACCGAAACCGAAGCGGCAGCGAAAAAAGAAACAGGCGGAACCTGAGCATACGGATGAATGACAGCGGGGATGGGCGACCATCCCCTTTTTTTCTAGGGGGGACAGACCATGCCCGCATCGGTAATTTCAATCTGCAATCTCGCCCTCTCCCACGTGGGAGGCTATTCCATATCAGCGCTGGACGAGCAGTCGGCGGAAGCCAGGCTGTGCGCCCGGCATTACGAGGTGTGCCGCGACGAGGTGCTGCGGGGCTTCAAGTGGGCCTTCAGCACGAAGCTGCGCCCCCTCGCCCTGGCGGCTGACGCAACGTTCCCGAACTGGGAGCACGTGTACGCCTATCCGGCGGACTGCCTCGCCCCCCGGAGGATCGTGGGGGCGGGGACCAGGAAGCCCTCCGCGCCCCTGGAGTACACAGTGGTGTCGGCGGCCGCGGGGACGCAGAAGTACATTCTCTCGGACGAACCGGAGGCGTACCTGGAGTACACGGCCCGGATCACCGACCCGGCACAGTTCGACGCCCAGTTCGTTTCCGCCCTGTCGTACAGGCTGGCGGCGGACCTGGTGACGGGACTGACGGGCGACTCGAAGGAGCGGGGCAGCCTGCTCCAGGTGTACGGCGCCCTGCTGGCCGAGGCGAAGGCCACGTCATCCAACGAGCAGACGGAACGGCCCGCCTACGACCGGTACGTGAAGTCGAGGCGCTGACATGGCGGACCTGAGAGTGCTCCAGGCGTCCTTCGCCGGGGGGGAGCTGTCTCCAGCCCTGTGGGCGCGGACGGACCTGGCGAAGTACCAGACGGGGCTGCGCCTAGCGAAGAACGTGTTCGTCCATCCCCACGGAGGGGTCAGCAACCTTCCGGGCACCTGGTACGTGGGGCAGACGAAGTACCCGTCGCGGACGGTGCGCCTGATTCCCTTCGTCTATTCGGTGGAGCAGGCCTACGCGCTGGAGTTCGGCCACGAGTACCTGCGGGTGATTATGGACGGGGACTACGTGATGGACGGGGCCGTTCCCTACGAGGTGGCCACCCCCTACACAGAGGACATGCTGCCCGACATCGGCTACACCCAGAGCGCCGACGTGCTTTACCTGGTGCACCCCACCGTCCGCCCGAAGCAGCTGGAGCGGTACGGCCACGACGACTGGGAGCTGAACGACTACGCCTTCAAGCTGGGGCCGTTCCTGGACGAGAACACGGGCAGCACTACCATCACCCCCACGGGCACACTGACGGCGGGAGGGACGGTTACCCTGACGGCGAGCGCGTCCATCTGGCAGTCCACCGACGTGGGGGAGCTGGTGCGGGTGAGCCAGCGGGTGCCTGAGAACAGCCTGAAACACACCTTCAGCGCCTCCGGAACGTCTCCTTCCATCGACGTGGAAGGAGACTGGAACTTCCGGACCTCCGGCGACTGGGACGGGACCCTGAAGCTCGAGCGGAGCTATGACGGCGGCACCACGTGGCTGCAGTTCCGGACCCTGGTGGGAAACGCTGTGGAGGAGGGGCAAATGGACTACAGCTTCAGCGAGGAGCTCACCGACGACCAGGAGCCGGTGAAGGTCCGGGTGACCTACACCAAGCGGGCCGATGAGGACTGCATCGTGACCATCAACGCCGCCGCGCGGATCAACAACGGCATCGTGCGGATCACGGGGTACACGAGCGGCACCGTGGTGACGGGGACGGTGGTTAACAAGCTCTACAGCACGGCGCCCACAAAATTGTGGGCGCGGGGGGCCTGGAGCCCCAGGCTCGGCTACCCCTACAGCGTGCAGTTCTACCAGGACCGCCTCGTCTTCGGCGGGTCGCCCGCTTTCCCGAACAAGCTGTGGTTTTCCGAGACGGGGAACTATATCAGCTTCAAGGTCTCCGCGCCCCAGACGGACGACAACGCCATTTCGGCCCAGATGACGTCCCGGGCGGTGAACCGGATCCGGAACATGGTGAGCCTGCGGGACCTCCTGGTGCTGACCTCCGGCTCGGAGTGGAGGGTGTCTCCGGGGAGCCAGGGGGCCTTCACGTACAAGCAGATGCAGATCGAGGTGCAGGGGTACGTGGGCAGCTGCCAACTGGAGGCGCTGACGGCCTCGAACTCCGTGGTTTTCGTCCAGGAGAAGGGGAACGGCGTCTACGCCCTGAGCTACACCTACGAGGAGAAGAAGGTGGTCTCCTGGGCGTACCAGCAGCAGCCGTGGAGCCTCATCTGGGCGGTCATGGACGACGGCACCATCAACGTGCTGACCTACCTGCGGGAGCACGAGGTGTGGGCCTGGACCCACCGGTCCACGGCCGGGGAATACGAGTCAGTCTGTTCCATTCCCGGGGACTCCCGGGACGAGGTGTACTTCGCCGTCCGGCGGGAGATCGGCGGATCGGAACGGGTATTTCTCGAGCGGCTCGCGGACCGGGTGCCCATCGAGGGCGGATCCGGCGACGTGACGAAGGCCATGTTCCTGGACTGCGGCGGCCGCTATTCCGGGGCGCCGGCGACGTCCATCTCCGGCCTGGACTGGCTGGAGGGGTGCACGGTGACCGCCCTGGCGGACGGCGGCGTGGTTTCGGACCTGACGGTGACGGACGGGGAAATATCCCTGCCCTACAGCGCAAGCATCGTGACCGTGGGGCTGCCCTACGAGGCGGCAATCGAGACCCTGCAGCTGGACGCCCAGCTCCGGGACGGAACGATGCAGGGGAGGAGAGTCAGGATCCCCGGCGTGATCCTGCGGGTGCGGGACACGAGAGGGCTGGCCGTGGCGCCGGGGGACCGGAAGGACCTCCTGGTGGAAGTGAAGCCGGAGTTTATCACGTATGATCCCCAGCCCCTGTTCACGGGGGACACGGCACCGGTGGCGCTGGACAGCGGATGGGACCGGAACGGCGGGCGGCTGTACGTGAAGCAGGCGTACCCGCTGCCGTTCACGTTGCTCGGCATACTCCCTTCCGCGGACATCGGAGGGTAAGGATGGGACGCTTCGAGGTGCGCCCTCTGCGTGAGGGAGACGTGGCCGTCATCGCCGACGGGATGAGGCTATCCGACAAAATGGAGATCTGGGCGGCCTCGAGGCTGCTCCCCTACGAGGGGCTGTGGCTGGCGGCGAAGAAGAGCCCGCTGCTGTGGGTGGGCACGTGGGACGGAAAGGCCATCGGCATGGCGGGGTGCTTTCCCGGGGGGATGCTGGGGGGGGTGGGATATCCCTGGCAGCTGGCCACGGAAGAAATCGAGCGGGCGGCGCTGCCCTACCTGCGGACGGTGAGGGACTACTTGAAAACGGTGAAATCGAGCTACAGCCTGCTGGTGAACTGGGTGGACGCCCGGAACGAGACATCGGTGAAGTGGATGAAATGGCTCGGTTTCAATATAGAGGATCCGGCGCCCTACGGCATCGACGGGCTGCCGTTCCATTACGCCTGGATGAGAGGTGAAAAAAATGAGTCTAGCGGCAACCCTTAGCGTGCTGCAGGCCGCCGCGGGCGTCATGACGGCCATCGGGACCTATCAGGCCGGTCAGGCCCAGGCCGCCCAGTACGAAGCCCAGGCCGCCCAGGCGGAACGGCGCGCCCACGAGGAAGTGACGGCCGCCGGGCAGGAGGAGGCGCGGCTGAAGCGGAAGATGGCCGTGATCAAGGGGGAACAGCGGGCGGGGTACGGGGCCTCCGGCTTCGCCCCGGGCACGGGAACGCCCCTGGCGTCCGTCCTGGACACGGAGGGGGAGGGCATGAAGGACGTGGCCACCTTGCGGTACAACGCCCAGGTGCGCCGGGCGGACCTGCAGGACGAGGCGAACAACGCCCGTTCGGCCGCATCGTCGGCGAAGAGCGCCTCCACCTTCAGCGCCGTCACGTCCCTGCTGGGGACGGGGGCCTCGGTGGCGAGCAGCTGGTACAAGATGGGGTACAACCCCTTCAAGGGCGGCACGGCGTCGGGGTGGAACGTGGGCGGATCGGCGGCGGCAGGGTCTCCCCTGACGTACAACGCCACCGGCTACCGGCACCTGTTCCGCAGGGGGCGCTGACATGAGGGTCCCGGTGTACGAGCGGGGGCTCTCCCCGGAGGTGTCCCGGCCCGTGGCGCTGCCCGAGGGGGCGGCCGGCGGGTTCGAGGCGAAGGCGATGCAGCAGGCCGGGCGCATGCTCGGCGACGTGGCCGACGAGGGCGTCAGGATCGCCCTTGACATGCGGCAGAAGGCCGACGACGCGGCCGTACTCGAGGCGGCGAACTCGTGGGACGAGCTGACCACGAAGTACCTGAACGACCCGGATTCCGGGCTCTTCAACCGCAAGGGCAAAGGCGCCAAGGGCATGAGCGGCGAGGCGACGGAGTGGTTCGGAAAGCTCGAATCCGATCTCATGAAGGGGCTGGAAAACGAGAACCAGAGGAGCCTCTTCTCGAAATACATCCTCCGGAACCGGAGCAGCAAGGTGGATTCCATCGCCCGTCATGAGCGGGCGGAGTTCCAGAACTACCGGGTGGAGGTGACGAACCAGGCGGTGACGAACGCCGTGAACACCATCGCGGCAAACTACGCCGACGACGGCATATTCGAGGCGCAGCTGGACACTGCGGAGAACGCCCTGCTGACCCTCCTGGCGGACCAGGGGGAGGAAGTGGTCACGGCCAAGGTGAAGGCGCTGCACTCGGCAGCCCATGAGGCCCGGCTGGCGCAGTGGCTGGAGGCCAACCCCAGGGCTGCGGAGGTCTACTTCAAATAGTACAAGGACTGCATCGACGGCACGAACCACGCGAAGTGGGCGAAGGCCATCGATGCCCAGGTGGCCGTGATCTGGACCCAGGAAGAGGCGGACAAGCTGGTGAAGCGCTTCGGGTCCGAAACCGCGGCGCTCCGGTATATCCGGGAGCACTACGAGGGGGACAGGGAGAACAGCCTGGTCACGGCGGTGAAGACACGGTACTCCGAACGGCGCACGGCGCAGGCGGAGGCAACCCGGGTGAGGAATGAACGGATCGCCGATACGGTGGAGGGGGCCTCTTCCGCGAAGGAACTGGACGCGCAGCTCGCACGTATGGGCGTGCCGGAGAAAAAGAGACGTACCCTGGTGAACAACTGGATGCGGTGGAACGCCCAGGACTTCGGGGTCCGGGCCGACTTCGCGAAGGACGAAGAGGAGATCCTCGCCCTGGGCGAACAGTACGGCGTGCCTCCAGTGACGGTACGGCGGGCGATCAACGAGCACCGGGCGGTCTTTGAAGGCGAGGCGGAGGACCTGGCGCTTGCGACTGCTTCGGAAGAGGAGTTTCTGGCCACAATGAAGGAGAAGGGAGCCACGGACGCCCAGCTCGCCCGGGCGCAGTCCGTCTTCCGGAAGGTGCACAAACCGGCCTACGACGAGGCGGAGAAACAGGCCGCCCTGGCGGAGGAGTGGGCCATCCGGGACGCCATCGACCGTGGGGAGATCACCACCAGGGAACAACTGTTGTCGGCGGCCTCCAGGCAGAGCCAGGCCAAGGTCAACGAACTGAAGAAGTACATGGAGGACAGCAGGGACCCGGCCCAGAGCTACGTGAACGGCGAGGTGAAAAGGCGCTACAAGGAGGCGAAGCTCCGGGAAGAGGAGCTGCCGCTTTTCATGAGCGCCTTCCTGACAAGGACCAGGAACCTTGGTCCCGACAAGACTGAGGAAAAACTGAAGATCGCCGACGAACTGATGAAAAAGGAAACGGCGAAGAAGGGCATGCTCAACTGGATCCTGGGCACCACCTGGAAAATTCCGGCGTACCTGGTGCCGAAGGGGTACACGTACAGCCGGGAGCTCGACGTGTTCACCAACGGCACGGACAAATGGATCCCGCCGGAGGAATACCTGTATCGATAGAGGAGGAAAAGCCATGGCGTTTATCCCGCTGACTGACGAAGAGAAAAGAATACTGCAGAACGGGGGGGCCGGGGAGACCGAGCCCCCCGAGAAGTCTGCGGGCGGCCTGTTCGGCGGGATAAACGTGTCCTCGATCCCCCAGGTAGCGAGTGCCCGGGACCGGCTGGCGGATCTCCGCACCGAGGCTGTTGACGCCGAGGCGGACCTGAGTCCGGCACCGGCGGCCGACCTGGACCCTCTCGCCCGGAGCGGCGGGATCGACCTGTCGCCCTACGAGGACGAGCCGTTCCGTGGAGAGGAGCGCCTGAACCCGGCCGCTCCCGGAAGCGGCATGTTCGTGGAGCTGTCGCCGGAGGAGCAGGCGATGGTGGCGAAAGAAGCCCCTATGGCCGAGTCCACGCGTTTCCTGGCGGAGCGGTTCCGGGAGGCCTACAACTTCGGCGACCCGGACGCCTACGCCGAGGACGTGAAGCGGGCATCGGCGACAGGGATCCCCTTCCACATGGTGTACAACGACGATGAAATGAGGCAGGCTGCTGACTGGCAGCGCTCCCTGGAGAGAAACCTGGACGGGCTGAGCAAGCTTCCGCCCGCTCTGGTGAACTGGCTGCGGATCCCGGGACGGATGGAACTCGCGCGGGACGATATCGGGACACTGGCGCAGCTCGGGGAACTGCTCAGGGTTGAGGAGTACCGGAAAAACACCTGGAATATCACACAGGGATACCGGGGCGGCACTGCCTCCATGGAGATGGGCGACATCGGCACGAAGGCGATCTTCGGCCAGGCTACTGAAGCGGATCTGAAACGGATGGAGGAACTGCGGGAGAGCCTCGCCCTGAACGACCGGACAAAGGGGACCACCGGCGATAAACTCGTCTCCGGACTCGGCTACACAGTGGGTCTCCGGCAGGAGCAGTTCCGGACCATGGCCGAAAAGGCTCTGCTGTACGGAGCGTACGGTGCGGGGCTCGCCGGGCTCTTTGGACAGGCCGGCCCGCAGGTCGCACTGCCGGAGGAACTGATCACCGTACCGGCGGGCTTTATATTCGGGGCAAGATACGGTGCGGGGCTCGGGGCTCTTACCAAGGGATTCGCCATGGAGGCGGGGAACGCCTACTGGGAATTCAAGGAGATCCGCGACGAGGAAGGGAACTTTCTGCCGGAGGAACTTATCCGCGTGGGGGCCATCCTCTACGGTATAGGGTCATCCGGACTTGAGGCGCTCCAAGCGGGGAAGCTGGCGAAGGTCGTGCCGGGGATGGGGCGGCTGCTGACCAGGGAAGGTATCTCCACGCTACTGAAGACCCCAACATTCCGGGACGCCGTAATGAAATTTTTCAAGGAATACTCCGGAGACCTGACCTTCGAGGTCCTCACCGAGGGGGCGCAGAAGGGCTGGCAGCTCGTCGTAGGGGAGTTTTTGAAAAACGAGCAGAACGTTCGGGAACTTGGCGACGCTCTGGGCGTGAACTCCGACGACATGTACGGATGGATGCAGCAGGCCGGAGGAATCGTACCGGACCCTGAAAAGCTGGGCTTCACGGGCGAGCGGGGCACCTTTGAGCCGACCACCTTCGCAGCGGCCATGGACGACGTCTGGAAGGAGGTCTCCGAGGCCATCTACTCATTTGCCCTGGGGCTTGTGCCGGGGGCCGGGATCAATTTCCTGTCCAACACCCTGGCGGTGAGCCGCGCAAAGGATATGCAGGCGCGGTTCAACACTATCGCCGGACTGACGCAGGAGTCCCGCCTGGCGAAGCGGTTCCCGCCGGCATGGCGCGAAGCGATACAGACAATGGTCAAGGACGGGCCGATCGCCGAGGTGGGGATCGATGCCAACGTGTTTTACGACACGCTGAACCAGGAGGGGCTGAACCCGACCGAGGTTGCCCTCCAGTTGGGCGTGAAGGCCGAGGACCTGGAGGAGGCCCGCAAAAACAAGACGGACATCTGGGTGGAGACGGGAGCATACGCGGAGCACGTGGCCGGTACGGAACTGCACGACAGGCTGCACCAGGACATCCGCGTGGGCGGCCCGGAGGAACTGACCCTCCGGGAGGCAACGGCACGGGAGAAAGAACTCCGGGGGCAGTTCAACGACGCGGTGGAGGAGGCGTCCCGTGCCCTGGAGGCATCCGGTGCGGACCGTGCCCAGCTCGAGGAGATCCAGGCGAACGTGAGGGAGCAGCTGCAATCCCTGGGCGCAAAGTGGCTGAAACCAAACGTGGTGGAAGGGTACGCCACCCTGTGGGCTCACATGGCCCAGCAGGCGGCGAAGCGGTGGGGGATCACCCCCAGGGAATGGGCGGAGCGGATCAGCCTGAAGATCGTGGACGGTGAGGACGGAACCAAGCGCCTGACGGCGAGCTACGACCAGCAGGCCGGGCGGTTCTCTGCGACCATGGACCGGGACCTGCTGGAGCGGGCTGAACAGATGTGGGCCTCGGGGCAGGACGCGGACGCTATCTGGCAGGCAACCGGCTGGGAGATGGGGACTGACGGGAAATGGCGGTACGAGATAAGCGACGCCGAGGCGAAGGTGTCGGCCAACTGGGTCCAGGGAGAGAAGACCCTCGGAGAATCCATGGTCGACGTTCCGAACTTGAAACTTGAGAGTATCCTCCATCATCCCAAACTGTTCGCCGCATATCCTCTACTGAAGCGCACCAGGATAGAGTACCAGAAGAGCCTCGATGCGATCGCATCCTACGAGCCGGATACCCGGAGGATCACCTTCGGGCCGGAATTTCTGAAGCTGGACACTGAAGAAGCAATAAAGACGCTGCTCCACGAGGTGCAGCACGGTATCTAGGTGACCGAGAGCTTCGCGCAGGGCGGCAGCACGGAGATGATCGGCGAACGGGCGCGGCTGATCCGCGAGGAGATGGCTGCAGCCCGGCAGGACCCTGCATACCAGGCGGCCCGCAGAGAATACAACGAGATGCTCCAGCGGGTCCGCAAGGGCGAGATATCAATGGAGGAAGCGGACGCCTACTGGGCAAACGTGGAGAATACCGTAGAATCCGCAGCCACGGAAAAGCGCCTGCGAGATGAATTAAACCGTTTGGGGCTGCTGCAAAAAGGCGATAACGCACGAACACGGTTTGATGCCTACCGGAGACTGTACGGAGAGGCGGAGGCGCGGGCGACGGAGCTGCGCTCCACCTGGACGGATGAGCAGCTGGCAGCGGAACCGTTTTCAGCTACGCTGAAACGGATGCTGGTGGCCGAGGGGCTTGCAACGGAAGATCAGTCCCTGGCGGAAGCTACCCTGGTGCTGAATCCCGGCGAGGAGTACGAAATTGAAATTCCCTTCCGGGCACCGGCGACGTTCGAGCAGAACGCAGGCGTGACCGCGTACGGATCGTATGAGGCCAACCCTACGCTGAAACGCGAACTCACGCGGGCGAAAATCATGTTCGCGGAGGGAAAGAGGTCTGCTGAGGAGATATTCCGCCTGACGGGGTGGTTCCAGGGGCTCGACGGAAAATGGCGGTTCGTCATCGACGACAGCAAGGCGACGTTCCGGAATGAAATAAAGGGCGAGAACGGAGATATTTTAGATACGATACGCTATCGCACTGACCATGGACAGGAGGTTGTCCTAGAGGACATCCTGGACCATCCAGACCTCTACGACGCGTACTCTGAACTCCGCTATATGACCATAGAAGTCGATGATAACGAGACGCGTACCAGTATACTCGCCAACACGATCACCCTTGGAGGAAAGCGATACAAGCATCTGAAGGGCGTCGAAGCAATGAACGCGGACCTGCTCGACACCCTGCTCCACGAGATTCAGCACCACATCCAGCATCGGGAGCGATTCACGCGTGGCGGGAACATGAAAATGGTGGCGGACCGCATCCGCACACTGATCGAAACGCACAAAAACGGCACAAAAAACGAGCGAGATGCGGCTGAGGCTGAACTAAAGCGTTTTGGAATGGGGAAATTCGAAGGCGAGTTCGTGGCCGACTTCGATAGCCCGGCAGGCCGAGAGAGGCTCTTCGACGGATACCGGAGAATTTACGGCGAAGCGGAGGCGCGGGCTACCTCGAGACG